AATATATTTAATTTAAAAATATACAATTATTGATTAATGAATTAACTAATTTTTCAGGAGTTTCAAATATATCACAAATACAAACATCGTATAATATTGCATCATGTTTTTCATTTTCCAAATTATGTAAATATACTTTTCCTTTTCTTTGTACTAATGAAACTTTAAATTCCATTATATTTCCAAAATAAATACCATAACATGATTCATCAATATTGAAATAATTTCTAATATTGATTAAATTTTTATCAGGTTCAACTTGAAGTTTTTCTTCATTATTTTTTAATGCAACTTCAAATACAGTAGTTTTATCTCCACAAAATGTCCTAAATTTTTTATCTACTTCTTGTTCAATTTCTACATTCTTAAAAATTTCACCATATGTATTTTGTTCTATTTTTTCTTCATCTTCAAATATTTTTTCTTCATCTTCAAATATTTTTTCTTCATCTTCAATTGAATCAACAAATCCACAAGATACATCATTTATTTCTTGTTGTTTAACAGGATGTCTTACTTCACCAAATTCCCTTTCATCTTTTTCTTCAAAATATTTTTCAATTTTTTCAACTTTTATTTTTGGAATTCTTATTGTATTTGCTTCTTTCTCAAGTTGTTCTTTTTTCGTTATTGTTTTTGTTTTTAATTTAGTATGGAAAGTATCATCATTATCTTCTCGAAATTTTATAACTTCTTTAGCTAATATATCATAATCAGGAGTTTCAGCATTATAACATCTAAATCTAACAACTCGTTTGTCACCTTCAATACCAAAAAATTTACTTGTTTTAAGATATTTATTGAATATTGCACCCCAATTATTATCAAAACCATTATTAAAATAAATTTTACCTAATGAACAATCTTTGGTATTTATCCATTCATTATTACTTTTATCAAAAATTATTTTAAGAACATTTTTAATATTTTTAGTCATATCAACTTTATAATTTCCCATAGTATTTTTAATTATTTTTTTAATTATTGTATTTGATTTATATTCTGGTTCAGGAACATATACATATCCTTGTTCAACATTAATAATTTGATTTAATTTATCAGCATCTAAATTAATTTGTTCTTTTAATTTTTTCCTTGCTAAAAAAATTCTACTTTTAACTGTTCCAATTGGAACTTCCATTTGTTCAGCAATTTCATAATATTTAAAACCTTCCAAATGTAAATTGAAACTTTCACCATATTCAGGTTCAATTTTATCTATTAGTTTCAAAATATCATTTTCTCTCATATAACTATCAGCATCAACTGTTTGAATATTTGAACATCGATCTGAATCAAGTTCAAGTTCATTCCCATGTCTTACAGATGTTCTATATTCATTAATAAATGTATTTTTCAAAATAAAATAAGCCCAACCAGTTAAATTTGTACCTTCTTCAAACTTATCTTTATTTTCTAACATTTTCAACATAACATTTTGAACTAAATCTTCAGCAGCAAATATATCATTTTTATAATATGATCTTGCTTTCCACAATAATTTATCACGTAAATCAACAATATCTTGTTCAAAATTATCCATTTAATTTTAATTCTTTGTCAGTTAATTGATAATATAATTCCACAAATCTATCAAGACGAATAAGTTTTTTTATAACATATGAAGAAACATAAGCATCTTTTGTAATATCTCTTCTTTGAATTAAATAAAAATTATTATCACAAAAACGAATATGATATTTATCATCAAGTGTATAATATTTGGCATTATGTATTTTATCTTCATAACTCATAACATTTTTAATATCTTCAGTACAACCAAGTCTTAAAAGAATATCTTCAGTAAGTAAAAGATCTTTATTAAGTTCTGAATTTGATTCTTTGAATCTTAATGATTCACCAATATTAATTGCATTGAGTTCTCTAATTTCAACATTTTTAGATTGTTTTTCATTTGAAAGATAATAATCCAATAAGTGTCCAATCTCATGATGTATTGAAGTACTAACTTCAACAGTATTTTCTCCTTTAACAAGTTGAATAACATTTCCTTCATTAGGATAATATATACAAGCAACAGTATCTGAATGTTCAAATTTGTCAACAATTTCAACATCAATTTCAATTGTTAATTTCATAATATATTATTTTAATGAATCTTTAAATAAAAACCAACATAAAACAATATTTTCATAATATGATAAAAACATATTGTTTCTAAAATTTAATTTTTCGCAGTATTTTTTAACTATTGATTGTTCACCAACAGTTAATGAAGCAAACCACATTTGAGCAAACCCCATAGATTTGTTAATCCATCTAATACTTGCAAGTGCTTTAAATCTCATTAATTTTTTATTCATATATCTAAAAATTTTGTGTTTGTAAAACAATATGTTTTTGTCTTGCTGTTCTATTTGTTTTTATTGTATCTGAAGTTATTTGGAACATTCTTTCGATCATACTATCTACACTTCGTCTGTTCATTACGTTGCTCGAATCCTGATCAGGCATTTTATTATAACTAAATCTCATTCCATTTTTACCTGTTGATTTAGTTGCAATATCAGCAAGCATTTCAGTTATTCCATCTTCAACCTTTTGAAAAGCATATTGTGTATTAATTGAAATACCCAACATATCGATATATGTATTTGTCCAATTTTCAACAGTTGATTTATATGTATTATATCCGATTCTAAAATCTTTACTAATTTCAAACTCATCAACAAAATCATACATCTTTTCCAATATTTTAGTCATCGGTAATGCTAACTCATTTGCATCTGAACTTTCAACTAATTTCAATAAGTTAATTGCTCGTTTGAAATTCTTTTGTTTTAAAATACCAACATCATCAACATATTGATTAATAATATCCAATACTTTTGTAACAGAATATTTTGATATTAAATATTTTGCTGATTTATACATTGCATCGAGAGCTTCTTTGGATTTAACTTCAATTGATACTGGAGTAGCAAAAATATCAAATTCAATTTTTATGAATTCTTCTAAATTTCTATTTTCAATAATAATATCGGAATGTTTACCTATCCAACCAATTACATCTGTAAATTCTAATCCATTTGAATTTATATATGAATTTTTTTGAATCAATTCAACAAAAGTACCAACAAGTAGTGAATGTTTTTTAATCTTTTCTTCTTTAGCCGCAGCAATTCCGATTTTTTTAAGTTCTTCTTGTTGAACTAATTCTAATCCATCAAATTCAGAACTTACTGTTACAATATAACCATATTTATCAAGTTCTCTTGCAACTTTAACAGGATGTTGCATACATTCATTATACTTTGTTTCAAATGAAGTTAATTCATATTCCTCAAGATTAAAACGAATTTTTCCATTTATATATGAAAAACCTGGAGTTGTTATTTTATGTAAGACAGGATCATATTGAGCTAAAAATTCCTGTTTTGCACTTGCAATAGCTTTATCATCAATAAAGTTTTCTTTATCTTCTTGTGTAATTCTTAATAATAAATTTGGTTCCTCAAGTAATAAATCATTTGTTGTTCCATCACTTTTTTCAGTTTGAATACAATAAATACTTCTTATTCCTGATTTACGAACACGAGCATTAAATTGTTCAACTTCATATCCTGAAAATGGCCCAAGATAAATTGAAGCAAATTTAACTTCTTCATTATTTTTTCCACCATCATTAATATCAACACCAACACTAAGATAATTTGAACAAAATATTATTTCATAATCTCCAACAGTATTATCATCATTAATTAAACGACAAATTTCTTGTTCAGTATTTGAACGTTTATAATAACCATATTTAATAGGTCTTTGTAATAAATATTCAGCCATTCCAATAATCTTCTCCGAATATATTTCACCTTTATTTGTTGGAATAAGTATCTTATAACCTTCGTTAATAAGATTCCAAATTTTATTTGCAAGACGAGTTGTTGCATCAAGAACATCATCACAAATTAAAAATTCCATAGTTTTATTTAATGATTTTTTATTTATTCTGATAATATTTGCAACAGTACCAAAAAAATAGCTTTCTCCTGTTTCAGTCCCTGTCAGTAAACATAATTTTGCTGAAAAAGGATCATTAGAAGATATGAAAAATAATTCTTTTATTTTTTTAATAACATTAGACGTAGCTTCAATTCTATATGAAGAAGTGAACAACAAATGCGATTCATCAATGAAAATGAAATCGAACATTTTAGATAATTTCTCGTAATTTGCTCGAGCAAATTTATCAAAAGTAGTAACAGCATTAATACCATATTCAATTGTTTTTATATCTTTACTTCCGTAGAAACATTCAAATAATTCCATTACTTCGGAATCTGTTTCAATCTTGTTTTTAATAACTGAAATGTAAGGTAAAACTAATAAAATACGTTTTCCTTGTTTTGCCAATGTTTTAATGAATTCCGTTTTTCCAGTACCTGGTGGGGAGAAAATCATATTTATTTTATCATTGGTTATACCACCTTTGAATGGGTCTAAAACAATATCTTTTTTATCTGAAATATATTCATTATTTCCTAATTCAATTTTTGATTTACTTAACTTATTATTTAATGAATTATTAATTGCTTTTCTTATACCTGATTTAAAATTACTATCAACAACTTCTTTTAATTCAGGTTCAATTGATTTAATAATTCCACATTTTTTCAAAATATCTAAACCATATTTTGATGGATTTTTTCCATTCGATATTGCACAAGAATAAAAAGAATTTATTTCACTAACATTCTTACAACCTGCTGAATCCAATATAGTATGAGCCATTGATAATCCGTCTTTTCCAAAAACAGCTGCTAATGTATTACAAATATTATATCTTAATTGATAATTTATTGATGAACGAGGTAAAGATTTAACATCATTTATATCAATACCTAAAGATATGAATTTTGATAAATCAATTTCAACTGGTTTATTATTATCCATATTTTCAACAGTATCAATTGCTAAATCATTATCAATAATATTAATATGTTTTCTTGCAATTGGTGTTTCTCTTAATAATACTCGTTCAATTGTTTCCTTATAATTAAAACCATCTAATGTTTGTGATAAATTTAATCCAACATGTAAATCAACAAAATTATGATTTATTAATGGTGATTCATCATATGTTAAACGAATACCTGATGTTATTCTACCAACAGTATTATCAACACCAACAAGTTTTGGTTCTCCATTAACAAATATTTTGTTTGTTAATTCAAAATAATTTGATTCTTCGCTAAAAAAATTATTTGGAAAATTTATGTTACTTCTTGAATCTTTATTTAAACGATATAAAATATCATATACAATTGAAACTTTTGTTTGATAATTTACCTTATACCAATATTTTGAAATATAATTATTATTTTTAATGTCAGTATAAACATGATGTGGAGGAGTAACTTTAGAATAAACATGTATACCTTTTCCTGAAGCTGATTTACATATCCACAAAAACCAATTAAATTCTTGTAAATAATCAAACATTTTTTGTTTTAATAAATCAATACTTCCTGTCCATTCTTTTAAGTCAATATCAAAAACTTGTAAACCATTCCATTTATAATATTCTTCTGATGTTGGTCTTGTACCATCATAACATAAATAAATTTGTTGTTTAAATTGTTTATCAATTAATTTATTTTCTTCATTAGTTATTTCAAACAATAATTCGCCAATAGTTCGAGTACAATATATATTTTCATTATTAATATTATTAGAATACATTGTTTTAAAACAAGTAACATAATTATTTGATATAAATTTATTGCTGAGAAATATCCCTAATAATTTATTACTTATTATCTGAGTTTTTGCTAATCGAGTAATAACATTTAATTTTTGTGCAAAATCATTAATAATATTGTTTGATAATTCACCTTTTGAAACTTTTTTAAAACAAATATCTGATAGTTTATTTGACATATCAATATTTGATTCCATTTCAAATTTTTCATATAATTCAATATCATCAATTGTTTTATCTATTTTATAAATTTCTCGAATATTTAATAAAATATTTAATGAATCAGTATTGAAAGATAATTTTTTATTTGAATAAGATTTAATATATTCTATAATTGATTCACGACGAATTTTTATTATATTTTGAAATAATGGTAATTTATTCAAACTATAATATAAAATACCAGCATAAGATAAAAATTTATCTACTTTTTGTATTTCATTTCTTTCAATTTCTGCTGAAAATTCATTCAATTCATTTAAATCTTGAATTGTTTGTCTCAATATATAATGATTATCTTTTGTAGATAAAATAATTTCTTTTTGATTAACTCTAAATTCATTAGCTTCTGTATCTGTAATTAATTCAGTTGTTATTAATTTAATACTATCTTTTGACAATATTTGTTTATCAACATCATCAGGAAAATCAACTTTAAGTTTATCTCTAATATCCTTAAGTTTTTTCTTTAATCTTTGTTTATTGAAAAGTATTATATTTTCTTCTATCTGTTTATCAATTGATTTTTGATTAATATCAATATCAATTGCAGTCAATATATTTTGAGCCATAATTTTTGTTTAAAAGAAAAAAAAAACAGAATACATATAAAATATATCCTGTTTTTTGCAATTATATTGAGTGATTTTTTGTTTATTTATTTTAGTAAAACATTTCCTTTTCCAATTAAATTAAGTGAATTTGCATTCCATAATTCATAAGTAGTGTTAATTGAAATTGTATTAAATTCAGATAGATCAAAATAATATTTTCCATCAGAAGTAATTTTACTTAATTGTACTTGTTCTGAATCATTATTAATAGCAATAAATTTCAAATAAGTTTGTTTTGTAACATTATTAAAATAAATATTTTTTGGTTCAAAAATAATATCATCTTTAACAAAATCCATAAATATTGGTTGAAGTATTGAAACTATTTTTGTTTCTTTTTTAGCTTCAATAATAGTATTTGTAACATTATTTTGTTGAATAACTTGAACAGGATAATCAGTTCTGTTTGAAATTATTTCACCAATCTGTGCTTGAATTAATGGATTAACAATTAATGATGTTGTTTGTATTTGAGCATCTCTTTTTACTAATTTTCCATCAATTAAAATTTCAGTTGAAACAAAAATATATACAGGTTCATTAGGATATTGTGTAAATAATGATAATAAATTTAATCCAAGAATAATTGAATTATATTTATTTACTTCATCTGAAATTCTAATAACATTATTTAAATATCCTGATGTTATTGTACCATAATTAATAATATGTGAAATACCTATTTGTGCTGTTGTCAATTCAAATGAATCTAATAATGATTGTTCAACACTTTTATTTTCATTAGTTTGTAATTCTATTTTAAGGAATTGATTTTCATCAAAAGATAATATTGTTTTTATTCTATCATCTAATGGTTTTTCACTAATCAATACAACAAAATCAAAAGGAAAATTTAATATAAGTCCAGTATTTGTTATATCTGATTGTGTATCGGATAATAAAATTTCTGTAATTTGACACATTAAAATATCATCTGTTGTTGGTATTTGCAATATTGTTTCAACAGTCCAATGTGAACCATCAATAATAAGTACTTCAGGAACAATAACAAATTCTTCTTGTTTAACAATTTTCGATATTAAAATTTCATTTGTTTTTGATGATTTAATAATAACATGTATTCCAAACAATGGAGTTTCTAAATGATAATTTTGTTTTAATACTAAATGAACATCAGTAGTTAATGAATTAATAATAATACTATCTTCATTTGGAATAAATAATGGAACACTACTAAAAGTTTTATTCAATATATGTTGATATTTTGAAGATCCTTCAGACCAAATAGTATTATTAATATCAGTATTTATAAGATATTGATTATTAACTAAATTTAATTCCGATTTAATTTTCCAAAAATCATTATTTACTTGTGTATCAGCAAATTTCAATAATGAAAAATCATTTATTCTTTGTATTGATTGCATATATTTTCTATTTTAAATATATTTATTATTTATTGATTTTAGAAAATTTTTCTTTAAATAAAATCAAATCCTGAACATACATTTCATTTATTGGAGTAATTCTGATATATTCAAGATAAGTCATTAATTCATCTCGTTTATCTTCCATTTTTTCAATCTCTTCAATAGTAAGTTTATCAATGTTCATTTTAAGAACATCATATGGTAATTTATATTTATCAAGATCAATTTTAATATCAACAATTTTTCTTTTATTAATAATTAATTCATCATTAATAACCATTTTTATGAACCTAATTTTATTAGATAAATCCATAATATCAGCACTAACAACTTCCATTGTTCTTGTTTTTCTTTTCTGATAGAAAACTAATCGTTTTTTAATAAAACAATCAATAAGAGCATAAGGTGTTTCAAAATTTAAAATTGTTTTACCGTCAGCATCAATACAATTTAATGTATTTTTCATGACCTTTGAAAACAATTTCATATTTGTGAAGAATTTCCATTTATCAGATGACAATAATTTTAATCTTCCTTTAGCAAATTGAATATTATAACGAATTTTACCATCCATACTTAAATCTGTAAAACTTATGATATATTGTTTTTCAATAAGATTATGTAAATGTTCATCATAATTTTCAAAACTAACATCAAATGGTAAATCAGTAACCATTAAATTATCAGTAACTAAATTTAATTCATATTCACCAACGTTATACCATGAATTTTTATTTCCATTAAATATAATATTTTCTTGTTTTATTCCTTCAACAAATGGCACTAATGGAATTTCATCAATATCTGTTTCACAAGTTCCTTGAGTAATTGATTTTACACAATTATCAATAACCGAATTTAAATCATATGAAAATGAACGAAAAGAAAATCCAAATCCTGGTGAATTTGTTCTCCAAAGTAATACAATAGGAACTATTGGTAAAAAATATTTTGGTTCAACTAAATCTCCATCATCTGTTAAACGTTCTAATAATTCAGTATCTGTTTTAAAAAAATCAATATAAGGTGTTTTTTTAACATGCAAATATCTTGGAGCTGTATCACATTTAGGAACACGTAATGTTCCAATTTGTCCAATAACAGAAAGTGGAGCATATTTATATGTATGAGTTGAACATAATTGCACAACAGTATTTACTAATGAAGCATCTCCGTGATTATAATGTAATTTGAAAACGTCACCAATAAGTGAAGGCATTTTAACTTTTGCTTGATTTTTTAAATCTCCATTTAAAGCAGCCCAAACTATTTTTCTTGCACCAACTTTTAATCCATCCATTATTGATGGACATGCTCTTGTTTCAATAACATATTTTGCAAAATCTCTAACTTCTGTATTTAAAAATGATTTAACTCCACGTTTTTTTATTTCAACTGAATCTTGTTTCTGAATAGCCATTTTTATTTTGTATTTTTAATCATTAATTGAATAAATCCATTTAAAATATATTATTTGTTCTTTTGTTGCATCTTTGGCATTTCTCCAACCAGCACACCAATCTTTATATGGAATTTCTTTATTATGTGGATTGTCTTCAATTTTCTTCCCATTAAGAAAAGCAATAAATCCATTTGTTGCATCACCAGATGCTTGTCGAACATCAAAATTTTTCATTTATTTGTTTTTATTAATCCAACCCATATATTCACAAATTGATATTATTAAATATGATTGTTCAGGTAACCAAATATAATTTCCACCATAAAAATGAACATGACATAAACCATTTAAATTTGATTGTTTAATTTTATTATATTCATCTTTATTTAAAAATAATTGAAAACCAGTACCTTTATTTGTTGTTGTTCTATATATAATTGAACCACTTAATAATATTGCTGAATCTCTTTTATCAACTATTTGTCTTACTCCTAAATCATCAGGTTGAAAATCAAGATATTCGGATATATTTTTTCCCATTTTTAAATCCAATTAATTAATTCACCATAATTCATATTTTCAAATAATTTACCATGTTCATTACAAGGTTCACCATTAACACTACAAATTAAACTTCTTTTTATCGATACTACTTCACCACTATCTTCATCAACAAAATCATCTGTATGAGAATAACAATAACCTAAAATTACTGTTTGTTTCTTTCCTTTTAAATTAGAAGTATTGCCACCATAATCTAAACGACATTTAGATTCAATTTCATAATAATCATTTAATAAATTTTTTTGTTTCCGTAATTCAATACATTCTTGAAATAATGTACTTACTTTATTTAATCGATTTTCAATTTTATTTTGTAATTGTTTAACAGTACTCATATGGTTTAAATTTAAAAAATGGATATACTCTTTATATAAGAATATATCCATTTTTTACTTAAAATATTGATTGAAAAATATTATTAACGTAATTCGATTTTCATCATAGATAAAAATATTTCTGGAAATTTTTTCAGATAAATATTAATAATTTCTTCACATTGAACATCATATATTTTCATTAATTTATTATACTTTGCTCCTTCTCCCATCATTTGCCAAATAATAATTCCAGTTGATTCATCTTCATTCATTTCAATTAATTCACCTAAAACTTGATCAATATCAAGATTAATATATTTTATTGAATCAGTGAATGAAAATGATAATTGTTCTTGTAATGCATATTTAAAACATTCAAATATTGTTACATAACTTTCTGAATCACCAACATAAGTTATTAATGAATCACCTAAAGAATAACTACTATCTTTGTCAATTGATTTTTTATAATCATCAAAAATTAACATCAATAAATTATCAACATTATTTTTATTTTTTTCAAATTCTCTTATATTCATAATATTTTTATTTTTACCAATTTATATGTAATTTAATTTGACACATGTATAATATTAATGTTGGGTATCTTTTCGAAAATATCTTGAAAACATCTTCACAATAAATATTAAATGAATCTTTTAAATCTCTATATTGTAAAGACCAAATAACACCAATAGAACGATCATAATCTTTTGATTTGTATACATTAAGATCATCTAAAACTTCATCAATATCATATCCCATTTCTTTTAAATTTTCAATAAAGAAAAAAGATATATTTAATCCAAGAATATATTTAAAACAAGCATAAATTGATTCATGTTTTCTTAATTCATCAATAAATTTTTCATCTAAATTATCCTTGAAATGTTTTATTAACTTAGGATCAATTGATTTAAGATATGATTTATAAATCTCTTTCAATAAATACTTATTACTATACCTGGCTAATTCAAATTCAGATTTTGTCATAAAATTCTATTTTTAAAATTCTTCTGAAAATTTTTGAAAAATTTGTTCTTCAATATCTTCCCAATGTGATTCCCAATAATCATATGAATCAGCATCTTGAATTTCATCAGTATCAACATCGAATTTTGGTTGACCTAAAGCTGTTATTGTTCCTTCAATTTCAATAATTTCTCCATCAATAACAATTTGATAATTTACCGAATATTTTTTGAATTTTGATTTACGTCCTCTTTCATCTGGTTCAATTTCTTCAATTTCAATAACAGGAGGTTGTTCTTCATTACCAAGACGTTGATAATAATCTTGTTCTCCAAGTGAATCTTGTTCTCCAAAAGAATCAATAACATTTAAATTACTACTTTCAATTAGTGTAATTACTTCAGAATGTTTCAATAATTTTTCTGATAAAGTAGGCAAAATTAATTTTTCAAATTTATCTTCAAATTCTTTTTTAAAATCTGAATGTGTTTCATCAGCAAATAATTTATTTGCCAATGAAGGATCATCATTTTCTTCACAAAAAAGTGCAAATAATGTTGTAAAAAATTCCTTACAAGTATTTTTCAATAAGAATTCTTTATCATCGAAATATTCAGAATTAGTATCTAATCTTTCTTCAAAAAAACCTAATTCATTTGATACAATGTTATCAATAAAATTTGATTGACTTAACCAAGATTTTATTGCTTCTGAAAATTCATTTTCATAATTATCCATAATATTTTATTTTATAAATTCCTATTTGTACAAAAAGTAAATAACTCATTATATATTTGATTAATAATATCTCCTTGAATTTGAAGTATTATATTTTGTTGAACATAATTTTTATTATAATTAACTTGATTTTTTTGAATTGAAGAATAATTAATAACTATTGAATCTTCATTAAATCCTTCAGTTAAATTTATATCAAATCTAATAATAGGATTAACAAAACCAGATACAATAAGTATTGGAATATATTTATCAATTAATTCTTGTTCTTTTTCTTCAAGTGTCATATAAAATATTATTTTATTTATATATGAATTTAAATTGTTTTTAAATTTTCAATATTTTGTATCGTAATAGCATCTAAATCATAAACAATATAGTGCATAATATCAGGTGAATCAGGACTATCATAATCTTGAGTATGACTAAAACCATACTTATCTGTAATTTTCAATAAATCTCCACATTGTCCTTTATAACACTTTCTAATAATATCTGCAAGAATTTCTGTATCAGAATCAAAATCATTTAACAATATCTTAATTAATTCTTCTTTTTCAGAATCAGTTTTATAATAATCATAAAATTCGTCATAATAATTATGTTTTTCTTTTTCACATGAATCTAAAATAGCTTTAAGAATTTGTGGTTGAAATGTTACTTTATGATTATCAACATTTGTTTTAAGTTGTAACATACAGGTATAAACATTTTCTCCATAAGTTAAAGCATCAGCTTTACTTGTGGAGAAATATATTCCGAAACCTGCACCGTCAATTCCACCTTCAGTACCAACTTTCTTAAAAGAAAATTCTTTGAATTTATTTGGAGAACCATGATATGCTAATTGAATCATAATATGTTTTTATTTAAATCAATTCTTTTAATTTTAACATTAATTCATTTTCAGTAATTCCTGAAAATTCATTTAATCCTTTAACTTTATCATAAAGTTCAAGATCAATTAATTTATTATCAACAGCTGTTATTGAAACAGTATTACCTCTTCCATTATGTCCTGTTGAAAAGAAAAGTTCAATACCAGCATCATTAATAGTAGTTTTTGAACCTGGAACTAATTCAACTACTTTTTCACAGTTGAAAGTTTTACCTTCAAAATTATTATATTTTGCTTGAAGTGTTAATGCGAAAATTGCCTGATAATCCATGATATTTTATTATTTTATTAATTATTTTATTTATTTACTAATATATTTATTTAAAAAATTTAAGGTAATTTATCCCAATGTATGACAAATATTCCCATACAGATCATAAATAATATGAGAGAAATATTCATTAAAAATAATCCTCTTGTATTTTTTACTTTAAAACATCTAATGATATTTACGAATATTGTTAAAATAAAAAGTATTGAACAAATCATAATTATTATTTTAAATTATTTATACTTGAAAATTAGAAAGGTAAATCATCTTCTTCAATTTTTTTATTTCTACCATTATGAAATGGAGTTGAATTATCAAGTTTATGTTTTTGTCTTAAACAAGCATTCATAATTTCGTCACTAACAAAAATTCCTTTAATATGATTATCATTTAACCACATTATATATTGAGGATCATATTCAATTATTTGTTTAATTGTTTCATTTTTATGTTTTTCTCCAAAACTTATTTTATATTCATAAGTTTCAATTTTAATCATTGAAGTTGTTTTATTTTCTTCAACCTTATTTTCCTTTATTATAGTTGGTTGTAAAAAAGCCGATTTAATATCTTGTTTTGCTGCTTCAATTTCATTTTGAGAAATATCTTCAAGATTATCATATAATTTAACTATTGATTTTTCTTCAATTTTTTCTTCAACTCTATCTTGAATAGGTTTAATATCCCAAGGTCCAGTAGTATTATTATTACAATTAACAATATTAATATTTGAATCATTAATTAATTCTGTAATATCAATATCATAAATATCTGGACGTTTAACTTTATAATAAACATCACGAGTTATTTCAATATCATATTGAGCATTATGTAATTTTGTTTCATCAACAATAATTCCAAGTTGACGTGCAACAGTATTGAGTTTAAAATCAGACATTGTATGTCTAATTGATGCAAGCATATCTGATGCTAAACTCATAGCATCAATAACATTTCCCCAGCATAATGAATAAAAATAAAGATCATCATTTCTTAAGAACATTGCATTAATAAATTCAGCATCAAATTTAACATTATATCCAATTATAAACCAATGTTGTGTTTTATCAAATTCATTAATATAACGAGCAAGCATATTTTTAAATTCGTAATAAGATTCCATTTCAGGTGGATATTGCATTATTTCTTCTTCAGTTACTCCTGAAACATCTAATGCTTCTTTTTTAATAATACAACCTTCAAATGGTCTTATTTTAAAATCAAATTCTTCAACAATTACTCCATTAATTTCTAAACAACCAGATAATTGATGAATACAATTTAATTTTGCATCAGTTCCAGTTGTTTCAGTATCAACAAACATTCTTTTCATATCCATATCATTTATTTTTGTACAAATATATAGTATTTATACAAAATGATTATTTTTATTTTTCTGTTTTCTGTTTTTGTTCATATTCTTTTCGTGCTCTTTCTTCATTTTCAACTTGCCAAAGCACATTATCATTAAATTTACCATAATGTAAACTTGCTTGTATAACCATATTTTTAATAATATAATTATAACCACCTTTTCTCAACATACATTTAGTTGAATATAACATTTTTTCCATTTCGTTTAAATCAGGAGAACATATAACTTCACCAGTTTCAGAACATTTAAAACTTGATCCAATATCACACATATCAAAAGAAGCAATTCCTTGTCCTTCTCTATCAATAACTAAAACACAATCTTCTCCAAATTCAAATACTCTACAAATTTGTCCTTCAAATTTTTCAATCTCAATTGCAGATAGACCAGTAGTTGTAGTTTTATTTACAAAACAATATCCAGATACTTCCATATTATTTTTCAATATTATGATTAGTTATTTTAAAATGTTTTAAAAAATCTAATGATTTTGAAATTGTTCCATCTTGATCAAAAACTTCTTCAGGAAAAATATTATAATTATTAATATATGGAATACAACAAGCTAATTCAAAAGCAGTTATATCTGGTTTTGGTAACCAATGTAATTCTAATGGAAAAATAATACCGGTTTTTATATAAGCAGTACTACTAACCATCATTTTAGCTATGTTTGAAGTTAAAATATTTGTATCTGTAATAATATTAATATTACTTTGGAATATTACTTCTCCAGTATTAGATTTATTTTTTAAATCACTGTTTAAAAATAAAGTATGTTTTTCCATAATTTTATCGTTCTTTAATAAAATTTAAATATTCTTGATTAACATTACACATAAGTGTTGAAATTTTTAATGCTTTATTATGCGAATTACAAATACATAATCCAATTTCAGTACGATAAATTCTCAAATATTTTGCATTCCAATATAAAGCTTTTTCATCAGTTGTATCTAAATTGAATTGTCTCCAATGTCCTTCACCTCCTGATTGTAAATAAAATCTATTAATAATTTCTTTCACTACTTCATTAGTATGAAAAAATCTATCAAGATATTTTTTAATAACTTCATATTCAAATGGATATTCTGCTTTTTTATTATTAAATATTTTATTAGATGTAGCACAACAAAAATCTCTTGTATCAATATTATATTGTTTAATTGATTCATCTGTAAAATCAATTTCAGTTATTTTTTCCCATTCCGGTAAATTAGTTTGAAATAATTTTGCCATTATTTTATATGTTTTTTATCCTTACGTTTTTTATGTCCTTTTTGACAACTTTTATTATGATTTGCAAGTTGTTTTTTCTTATCCCATTCATATTTACGTTGTTCTGATGATCTTTTATCTTCACATCCATTATATATCATAATATTTTATTTTAATAATTTCCATCACAAACTTGAAGACATGTAAAACCTAACTTTCTCCACATTTTGACCACACTGTCCCTGTCTTCCAAAATAAATGCAACTTCATTTTTAGATATTCCGGCTTTTCTTAAAAGTTCAGGTTTAACTTCAATATCTTTACGTCTATCATTTTCAGAACGCATAAGTATTTTACAATTTGAAATACTAATATATTCAAATTGTCTTTGAATAAATTGTTCAGTTAAATAACGTAATTTTTCACCACGTCCAGTACAAAAAACTATATTATATTCAAGTGATAATATATCAACTAACTCAATAATATTTTTAATAGGTTTATCATCTTTAACACCTTCAAAGAATTTAACCCAATCTTTTTTAAGAACATTTTCAACATATTTTTTACGATGCGAAATATCCGCAATAGTTCCATCAATATCAACAATAACATATTTCGTCATATTTAAACTATTTATCAATTATTTTTCCATCCCATGAAATCCAATCAAAATCTTCAAAATCAATATCTTTTAGTTTATTAACTTTTACTATTTCTTCATCAATTTTAAGTCGTAAATTTAAAATAGCTTCTTCTTTATCATAACCATATCCTTCAATGATTGAATTATTATTTTCATCATAAATACGAGCTTCAAAAGATTCATGTTTTTCTTTTCCATCATTATGGATTTTTAATCTTACTTTTGACATATGTTTATATTTTACGTTTGAATATTAATTTAAATTCGAAACAACTAATTAATTCTAAACCTTCTTCAAATTTTTGATTCAAATATGTTTGAAGATGAATATTATTATTACCAAATTTATTCCATTCTTCAACAATATATTCATATTTATCCTGAACATCTTTAAGTCCATTCCAAAGTATTATTTCTCCTGTTAGGAAATTTTGTTCAGAAATATACCAAGTTCCTCCTGGAAGTTTAAACATCCAAGGTTTTAATTCATTATCAATAGTAATAAAACCAATTAATGATGAATCTCCATTTCTATCAAATTTTATTTGAACATTTTTTGAAACTTCTTTAGGAACAATAAATTTTTGTTTCATATTATTATTATTATTATTTATTAATTAAAGTTATTAAAATATTGCATTTCAATTAAAAATTTATCTTCTTCTGATGGTTTTAATTTCAGACCAATGCTTTCACCATAACATCTACAACTAATTTCTTTATCAGAATTAACTCCAACCGAAACAAAACCAGCTGAAATTGGTTCAAAGTGTTTAAAATTTGAATGTGAAAATGTTCCAGGAAACATAATAATAAAACCTTTTTTAGTTTTGATATATTTTAAATCATCCATAATAAATATTTAAATTAATCTGTTATTTCAACAACATATGAGTAAAGAGCATTGTAAACTTTTTCAGAAATTTCTGATTTATATTTATCTGCCATTTCTTTAATGTATTCTTCTTTTGCTTTTTTGTAAACTTTAAAAGCTTCAATTTTAGTTATATAAGTACCTAATAATTTTCTTGATTTTTTACCATTTGAATCTACAAAACCACATCTTGCTTGAAAATTTGAACCATTTAATATTACACCAATAGGTAAACCGTTTCTAGCTACATTTGATTTTGTAAATAAATTATTTAAATGTCTATTAACAAAACAACATGTATCTGGACCATATATTTTATTTCCTTTTAATAAAATATCTTTATCAATAAATAATATTTTATTATAACCATTATTATTACACCAATCAGCAAAATTTTGATAATTTAACCAACTTTCATGAACACTACATTCAATATATGATGGATGTTTAATTTCTTGATTTTTAAAATCATAACAACGTCTTAACATTTGTTTCCAAATTTCATAATAAGGTTGAGAAGGAACATAATATCCTTTTCCCAAATAACCAATTTTATAAACAGTTGGTTTTAATGAATTACAATAAGTTAAAGCTACTGACATATTATTTATTTAAATTATTTTAATTAAGCTGCGTTTTCTCCTGAGTCTTCCAATATTAATTGTTTCCTTTGTTCAGTTGATTTATCAAACCAAACACCTATTGCTTCAATATCTGAAATATCTTCGATTGTAAATAATATCAATTTTTGATTTCTTAACATTTGTCTATAATCTTGGTCATCGAGCCCACCCAGGCCCTTAGTATAAGTGATATCCCATCCCTTCAAATCTTTGGAATTTGCTTCAAACTCATCAATACTATAATAGTATTTTTTATCTTGTCCTTTTTTATCAGCAATAATAATTGGACTTAAAGCACGATATATTTTTCCAGCTTTAATAAGTTCAACAAAATGTTTACCAAAAAATGCAAGTAATAATCCACAAATATGATGACCATCAAAATCCATATCAGATGCAATCACCAATTTATTAAATTTAAAATTCTTTAAATTTTTTGCAGGTTCACCAAACAATAAACCACAAGTTGCAATAACTTCACGAAGTTCAACATTTTCAACAATCTGACCACGATTTAAATTGAAAGTATTTTTAATTTTTCCTCGCAATAAATAAGCAGATTGAAATAAGTTCCTATGTTTTCTAAATCCGTTAGAAGCTGAGTTTCCTTCAAATAACCATAATTCATTCACAGTATGATCTTTAGAAGCACAAGTAATTAATTTTTTTGTTTTTGTCAAAGAAATTAATTTATTTAATTGTTTTAATTCTTTCTTTTTAACTTCAGCGTACTTAATTTCATAAAAATCCTTTAATGATTGCATTATTGCTGAATCTTTTAATCCATCAAGAAATTCTTTTGAAAAATTCAATATATATTTGTCAATCTTATTTGTCAATCTTTCTTTAGTTTGTGAATCATATGTTGGATTGATAACAGTAGTATTAACAAAAATTGATATACGTTGCAATATATCTTTTGCTGTTATTAATTCCATTTCATTTTTAACACAATATTCCAAAATTGATGTTGTTAATTGTTTTTCCAATTTATCAATATGTGTTCCTTGAGAACAAATTCCACCATTAACAAAACCATGATTAAAACCAATATTTTCAGGAACAATAAAAATATCATCTTTTTTATTTTTATGTTCAATAATTCCTGGTAATTGTTTTTCATCTAAAAATAAAGAAACATATTCTTTGAAGTTATTAAAAAACCATGTTGAATCAAGTTTTCCATCAGCAATATCTGTTGAAAAGTTAACAGTTAATCCTGGATTTGCTGCGGCTGCATCAATACAACGACGTTGTAAAATTCTTATAGTTGAAAATCCAAGTTCTTCAAGATCAAATCTTTCTAAATCAAGTTGAAATTGAATTTTCGTATAATGTTTATTTTCTCTTATGATATTAAATCCCGTATGATAATGTAATAAATCTTTATTAGATTCTTGCATATTATTTTTCCATTCAATACAAACAGAATTTTTAGTATCACAAGTTTCAACTGTAAATTTTTTTGAAAAAACATTTGTTAATTTAGACCCTAAACCATTAGTTCCAACACCTTCACGTTCTTTAGAATCATCATAATTACTTGAAGTTCTTAAATGTCCAAAAATTAATTCAGGAATTAATAAACCAGTTGCTTTATGTATTTCAACAGGTATGCCACCGTTATCAGTAATTGTTACTAATCCATTATTATTTGCATGAACAGATATTTCAGTTATTTTAAATAAAGATTCTTTACGTCGATGTTCATCAACAGAATTAGATAGTACTTCATCAATTAATTTAAGTAAACCAGAATTATGTCCAGTATTTTTTATTAAACAAATTTTATTTTTTGATGGTACAAATAAAGGATATTCAATAACATTATTTTGTGTTGAACCAATCCACATTCCAGACTTATCAAGAATATGTTCAATTTCTGTTTTTACCTGATATTTTTCATCAAAATCCTGAACAACATTTTCCATTATATAATTGATTTATTATTTTAAAATTACTTTATACTAATTACTTTGAAATATATCCTATTTATTCATAAAATATGGACTGGAAAATATAAAAATAAACAGCTCGAAAATTAATTCCGAGCTGTTTATTTAATTATTTAATTGGTTTTAATTTTAATACAATATTTTCAACATATAATTCTAAAGAATTAATGTTTTTCTTTTTCAGTTTTAAAACAATTGATTTCCAATTATCAATACCATATTGTAAATTACAATCATTTAATTTTTCAGATTCAAAAGCAATATTTTCTAAATCTCCAACATTCATACCTCGTTCAGAACCTTTTTTATCCCAAGGAGCTATAATAATATTATTATATTTACGATCAATATTACTATAAATATTTATTCCTGAAAAATTTCTTTCATGAAGAAACTTTTTTCCAAAAGTTTCTTCAAATGATTCATTTAAATTTAAAAATCCACCAATATTTGTCATATATTTTTAATTTAATCCCAACTAACTTTATCAGAACCTTTTAAATAAACTTCAAGATACGTCCATTCATCTACTGTTGACCATTCACATTTAACTTCTCCAGGAAAATTATTCATCAATAGTCTACAAAGATCTTTTGCTTTATTAATGTCTTTTTGTCCTGGTCTTTCATCTCCAACATTACCATAGTCACGACTTGTAAAACTCATTTCAAATGGAGTTTCATCATCACTTTCATCAGCAAACCATGAATTTTGTTTAACAAATATTCCAATAAGTTCCTTTAATTTATCATTGTTTACAACAGGTTCACTTATAACTTCAGGATTAACTAAAGGATTATTTTCCAAACTTTTAATTGAAGCATCACACCATTCATTAATTTTAACTTGTAAATCTTTTGTACCTCCATTAGTGAATGGATAAGAATTACTATAATAAGTATCAATAATTAAATCATGATTATCATTACTACCATTATTATCTAACCAATCAATAATTTCATTATAAGCATTATTAAAGTTTTCTAAATCACCAACAATTGAAACACTATTATAACGAGAACTAAACATATTAAAATCTTCATCAGTTTTTCCAGTTATTTCTTTAATCCAATTTTTAACAGTAAATTCTAAATCATCAAAACTTTCACTAAATGGATATAAATCGTCTAAAGTTACAAAACCACTATTGTTTGTCCAATTAGAATCTAATAAATCCCAAGCAAAATAAAAATTCATTAATAAATCAGTAAATTCTTCAGGAATTAATGTAGTATCAACATAATCTTCATCAAAATCTGATTTTATATCATCTGTAGCAGTTGCCCAAGCTTCTTCATTTGTAATAGGAATTTTTGAACCAATAAATTTAACAATAATATATGTCCATTCATCAACTGTTTCCCAAGTAGCATTTATGTTTTTAAATGTTTCATTTAAACGTAAACACATTTGTTTTGCTTTATCAATATCTTTTTGTCCTGGACTTTCTTCTCCAACATCACCATATTCACGAGTTATGAAACTAATACTTTCATCAGTATGCTCATCATATTCAAACCATGAATTTTGAGAAACAAATAATTTAATATCTTTATTTAATTTACCAAAAAGAAATTCTGTTGGTATTGTTTCATTATTAACTTCACTTTTATCAACATCAAGATTTCCCATCAATTCTTTTGAATCATTTGAAAATTCATCTTTATGAATAATATAGTCATCATCAACAGCAAATAATGTGAAACCATTATATTCTGATTTATCTGCCATACATTTCAACATATATTCAATTGAAATAGTATCATCTTCATCAAAACGTGATAATTCATTATCAGTATTTTCTTCAATATTTTCATCAAAATCTCGTCTCAATAAAACAATATCATCATTATCATCTATACAAACAAAAATTCCTGTAAATTCATCACCAGCAACTGACCAAACAGGTATTCCACCCCAATCTGCTGAACCACTTGGATCAATTTGTTTTCCAAGAAAACCAGTAATCATTTTTTTATTAAATTCACGATAATTATCATCATTGTCTTCATCATAAACAAATTTTGGAACAACATTACCTTTTGGATCATAAAGTGGTTTTTCTGTTGTTCTTTTTTCAACTTCATCTAAAATATTTAAAATAGCTTTATTAACATCAAGCATTTGCATAATATCAAGACTATGTTGAATACGATACCTTTCAATTTCACTATTTAAATATTGAATATTTTTTAAATCTTCTGTATTTGAAACTTGATTTATTATTGAATTAGCAAGAGCAATTGTTTCTGGTTCATTTTCTTCACCAAGTCCTGATCTATCTAATTCAGTTTCAACACTTCCACCTAAACTAATTACCCATTCTTTAGCAACTTCTTTTTCAGGACCTTCTGGAAGTTCATTATAACGTTTTAACCAAGCTTGAAGTTGATCTGAATCAACAGTACTTTTTACTTCTTCTGTTTCAACATCTCCTCCAATTATAATTCCTTGTTCTCCAAGTTTTGCTTGTTGAATTTCAAATCCAAAATCATAAACTTTATCACCACAAATTTCAAATGAAGCTGCAATCAAATCTTCCATGAAATCACAAGCTGTATCATTAAAATGAATATCGTTTCCTTTTGAATCAATTATGAGATTACCTTCATTCAAATAATCTGAAAATCTATCATCAGGATGAAAATTAATATTCAAATCAAATATAAAAAAATTCAATAAATCTTTAACATTTTGTTCACTTATAATAGGTATGAATTTATACATTTCAGGATAAGATACTAAAATTTCTAATTCATTATATTCTGTTCCTGATTCGCTATTGTTAAGATGTCTTGCAATAAATGCTGGAGTACAATTTATCTGTTCAATTCCTTCAGGACTTGTACACCAAAGATTTTCAATTACTGATTCAGGTTTTTGAGGAATTTCATAACCATAAATATACAAAAAATCTTGTTGAAACAAGATTGCTGTTAAAGGTTTATTACTACTGGTTTTAATTCCACTAATAACACCTTGTACATAAGATTCGGAAGATTTATCGTCAGGAATTTTAACTTCTGACTTTGTATAAAACTTACCATCAAATATAAATGATAATTTATTCATAACTTTTAATTTTATTTTTAAATTATATATCCTTGTTTATTTAATAATATAGACTAACGTATATAGTTATTTAAAATTATTTTTAATAACTTAAAGGTACTGAATTTATTGTTGGTTTATAATCAATTTTTGATTCAGGTGAATAAGTTTCAGTTGTATATAATTCACCATTTGTATTTGCTTGTTGATTAAGATTTTTGTTAGTATTTAATTCTATATTTGAAATAATTTTAATATTTTCAGTTGTCAACATAACATAAGCATCGTAAGTTCCATTTTCATAATAATTTGTATCAGCATTATATATAATTATGCTATCATAACCAGCTGATAATAATTTTTCATGACAAATACCAACACCACCTATTTTTTCAATAAATTCAAAATATTGTTGATAAGAATCATCAAATTTTCCATTTTCATTTTTAAATTCTAATGGTTTATTTAATATTAATTCAGCTGTAATTAAATATGCTTTATTTCCAGTATCAATATATTTATTATCATCACATGAATATTCAACAGCTTGTGCAAACCATTTAGCCATTGTTAAATTATCAGTAAAAAATATACCTAATCCATTATCAATATTTCCACCATAAATTGGATTAGATATTATTCTTCCTAATTCAAATTTATTGAATTTATTTTTCGTACCGTGAAATGCTGTTATTTTCATAAGTTTACTTATTAGTATTTAATAAAGTTCTCAAATACGAATCTAAATCACCGAAACCTGTTTTAAACTTTGTATAATCAACTTCAATTCCAATATAAAAAAATTCATCTAAATCATTATAAATAGTTGTATCAAATATTTCTCCTTTTTCATTAAGATTCCAAGCATGTGGATAAATTGCATAATATTGATTGAATTTATTAAAATCAGTTTTATTTACCCATTCAATATCATCCATTAATTGACTTTTCAATATAAATGCACCAATACATAAAGGAAATTTATATTTTTTAGAATATTTTAAAGCATTATCATAACATGCTGATTGAGCACCTGTTATTGGTGCATTTGAATTTTCAATATAAATATTCCAATTTTCAGGAAATCTTAATTTTTCATGAACATCATGACCATGTGCTTCATTTAAAGCCATTAAATCATTCAACATTTTTATAACCTGTTGTGTTTTTTCAAAAGAAGATATTTGTGCTTTCATCTTTCTAATGGATTAAAATTTTCAGGAACTTTTGGCATTTTCGGCATTTCAGCCCAAGCATAAATAAATTCAGTTCCACTAAATGTATTATCATTAACATAACCATCATTCATTTGTTCAGTAACTTTAACACTACCTTTCCATTTACCTTTTGAATAATATCCTTGAATAGGCATATCATCATATTGAACTGCAATTAATACTTCATCAGTATTTTTAGGTAATTCAGGTAAAAAATGCCATTTGATTGTTGAAGTTTCCATATTAAATAATATTTGTTTTAATTTCTAATAATTCAGGTAAAATTTCACCAATTACAAAACACCATGAAAGTCCATCATATAAATAATAAAATAAAAATAATAAATCCAAATTAACTTTTTCAGCTATCATATAACCAACATATCCAGCATATTGACAACTTCTATCAAAACTTTCTGGATCTGGATAAAATCTATTTTTAACATCAGATACTTTTACTGAAACAACAACATTTGAAATTTCTTCATCTTCTTCATTTAAAGAATAACTTTCATCAATATAATCAAGACATAAATAATTAAATTTATTTTTTAACCCAAGTAATTTAATATTTTCGTAATTTTCAATTTTAGATACATGATATAAATTTTTATTATATGCTTCTGAAATAAATTTTAATTTTGCTTCATCAATCTTATTTTGAGAATATCCTAAATTTGGATCATCAACAATATTTAATAATGATTTATCATTATATTTCAAATAAATATTATCTTCAAACATTTTATCAAAAAATATTTTTTGATTTGTTTTTGATTTTAATGATTCGCATAAATTTAGTTTATATTCTTTATCATAATCAAAAACATAACTTATTTTTATGAAATTTTTTAAACAATAACTAATTACTGGAAGTAATGATATTGTACCATCATTTTTAATCCAATTTTTAAATTTATTTTTTAAACTAATTGTTTTTAATCTTGAAATAAATTCATCATAATTTTCAACAATATTACTTAATTTTAATTCAATCATATTTTTACATCATCATTAAATAAATGTCATCATTTATATGCAAATTAACATGTTCAGATGAATTTCTCAGTTTAAACCCTTGTTCAGTAGTATATATTGCAGCTAATCTTCTTATTTCTTCTTCTTTTCTTAATCGAACTTCATCATCTTCATCATTAAGAAATATTCTTAATTCCTCTTTAGCTCCGTTTAAAAAAGCATTAGCATAAATATTGTTTGATTTTATATAATGTCCAATACTTACATCAGACATTACAAGATCATCATGTCCATATTGTGCACAGTAATTACCTGCTTTATTTTTTCCGAAATTCAAATATTCGTCAATTGATTGATAATGTGATTCAATCATTGTTCCATCTGAAATTAAATTTGAAAAAGATTTTACACCAAGTTTTTTATTTTGTGCATTCCATCTTATACCATATTCAAAACCATCTTTTGCTTCTCTCCGAAATTTTGCAAAAACAATATTATCAAAATATGCATAATTTCTATCATTTAATTTTAAAGCTTTAACTTGACTAAAATATTCACCACCATAAGTATTATTTTCAACAATTGCACGTAATTTATTATTATCAAAATTTTGTGTGAAATCCATTGTCCATTGTGCAAAATCTTCAACTGAAATAGTATTGTCTTTAAATATACCAACACTTGTGTAAGTTAATTTTTTCTTGACAATATCCCAATTAATTTTCTTTAATTTAGCTGTTGTTGCATCTTGTTCTAATCCTTCAGATAAATCAATTCCAAGTAAAAAATAATCATTTTTTAAATCATATTTAACAACATCTTGACTAATAAATTCCATATTGAATTTGTTTCCAATAGGATTATTATCTCTTGACCAAAGTTTTTCATTTTGTAATTGATTTAGTCTTAATCCTTTTTGTGTCGGAGTATTAAAGATAGATTTTAATTGTGTGTCAAAAGAACATTCAAATCCCATGTCCCATCCTTCTATTCCAATATTGGCAATAGTATCGTTTTTAAATTGTTCATCACGTCCAGGAACTTCATGCCAATAAATCCTATATGATATAAATTTATTTAATTTAGCTTCAGCATTTGCCCAAAGTTCATAGAACATATTACGACCATTAGGTGTTGAAGTAATAATACAACGAGAATTTGGATTATTTAATAAAGCAGGATAAATATTTGTCCAGAAAGTTCTAACCATTGAATTTTTGATGTATGCAAATTCATCGATGTAAAGGAGGTCCAAAGCAAAACCTTGAACTACCGACTCAGCTGCGATACCAATACTTAAACGACAACCATTATCGCAAACAAATCCTTTTTTATTAAAAGAAACAAATCCAGGGCTCATAAAGAATGGAAGACCAGCGAAACATTCTTTTATTTTAGATAAAATTTCATTAACAACACGATCAGACTGAGCAATAACAACAACATCTTTATCAATATTAAAACAACAAAAATGCACTATTTCAATAACTGTTGTTGTTGTTTTTCCAGATTGACGAGGAAACATAATAATGTTCCATCTGTGTTCATCATATCTTTTAAGTAAATTTCTTTGATATGGTCTTAATTCAATATTAGTCCAACCTTTTTCTCCATCCTTTAATTTAGTAAAATTATCACCAAAAAATTCTTTATCTCCAGCACATATTTCCATACATGCAATTTCATCTTGACTATATTTAAATGGTAATTGTGATTTACGTAAAAATGCACCTTTAACTGATTTTAAAAATGGATTTTCTTTCAGTTTATATCCATCTTTTAAACCTTTAACAGCAAACTCAACTGATTCAGTTGTCCATAATGATTTACCTGAACCTGAATCATCAATGATACGAGGGTCAAATACTTCTTTTGCTTTAATAATTTTATTAAGCTTAGATGTTGTTGAATTAATTTGTTGTGCTGTTTGTGATGCCATTATTTAATAAGTTTATAACTTTCCATCTTATTTATTTTGAAGTGAGGATTTTCAGATTTAACCCAAACTTTAATATTTTTTGCTTTCCGCCAAAACCACCATCCAGAATATTGTACTTCATATGGCATAAGTAAATCATCTTTTAAACTTAATTTTAATGAATCAACTTTAACATCTGTTCCTTGTTTCAATAAAGTAATTTTTTCACTTAATGTTAACCAAGCATCTTTATATCTTCCAACAAAAATATTTGGTGATTTTCTTTCAATTCCAATTGTATCAATATCATAAATATATTCAATATTTGTTTTAGTAACAGCTTCAAGATTTTTAATTTTAATACCCATATCTGAAATTTCTTTTACTAAACCTGCATTAAAATCAATAAATTCTGTGTTTTTTAATGATAATGCTTTTACTGAAAATTGTAATTCACCATTTTTATTTCTTGTTGAATCTAAACTAAATTGTGAATTATTGAAATTTGTTTCAATTCTATCTTTTTCTTTTTTCTGATTAATATAAAAAGTTGTTATAACTATTGTATAACCAATTAAAAATACTAAAATAATACCAGATATAATTGCTAAAGTTTTTCTAAGTTCTGCTGTCATAATACTAAGTTTTAAATTGTTTTAATTTATATACTAAACGAATTTTTGGAGAAATAATTAAAAAATTATTTCTCCAAAAAATATTCTATTTAATTTTTTTCTTTTTTCTTTCAGTTTTAACTTTTTCTTTTTGAATCCATTCACCATTTAATTGTTTACCTAAAAATTGAATTTTATCAGAAAATTTCAAATAATCATAAGTTTTAGAATCATATAATAATATACCACAAATTTGTTGTTGTATATCATAATCAAATAATAATCCTTCTTTTGTTATTTTTACTTTTGTTTTATCTTTTTCAATTTTTTCGGTTTTAAAATATATAAATTGTGGAACTCTTGACACATTGAAATTATTTATAAATCTTCTTTGAAGAGCTTTTAATAATTCAGGACTTGTTGCACCATCCCAATTAATACCTTTTAAATTTATTATTAAATTAGCAAGATTTGGATAACCCTTTGCTAAATTGTTTATCAAAACATAT